AGCACAAAAAGACTTCCTTCTATTAGCAGATTTTGAACCCTTTTTCAACTTACTGGGTTTAGTTGTTACTGCCATTGATAATTTAGAACCAGGATTTGCAGCTCTATAAGATGCAATACCTTTTCTGTTTAATCCACCTGATTCAGATTTTCCTTCTTTTCTTTGCCAAGCAGGTGTTCCACCTTTTGCAAATTTACGTCTTTCAATACCATGTCCTCTTAAAGATATGTCACCCATTAAATCATTCCTTTGTAATATTTTGAATAAGATGGATTATTTAAAGTTACACCATCATAAACAGAGTTTATTGCGGGTCCAATATATCCACCATCTGCAGCTTTTTTTCTTTTTGCAAATGTTGCAACATTTTTAGGTTTTGGTCCAGTATTACCTGCGGCTCTTTTTCTTTGAACTGCTGATCTTCTTTGACCTTCTGACATTGATCTAGCTTTTGCAAGTGGTACACATTTTGGATATCCTTTTCTTTTTTCTCCTTTTGATCTTCCACAAGGAGCATAAGATCCATCTTTTCTTTTAGATCCAATATCTACCCATTTCTCTGCAACCCACTGACGTAAACCCATATTAATATTTTTTAGTAACTTTTCTTCTATTTTCCATAACAGCTCCACAACCTTTTGCAATACCACCTTGTTTATAATTGGATACCATTTTTCTCTGTTGTGAAATACTTCCACCGTTGGCTTTTCCTTTTCTACCACCAGGTGTTACTTTGCCGGAACAAACAGCACTAGCATACATGTTCGCGTACGCGCTCGGGTACACTTTAAATTTTCTTTTTGCTGCTGCTTTTCCTCTTGGGCAAAGTTTAGCCATTATTTTTTCTTCTTCTTTGACATTCCAGCTTCTGAAAGAGCAATTGCTATTGCTTGTTTTCTAGATTTTACAACTGGTCCTTTTTTACCAGAATGTAATTTTCCTTTTCCAAACTCTCTCATAACTTTAGAAACTTTAGCTTGCCCACCTTTAGCTTTACCTAATCTACGAGCAAATTTTCTCTTAGAATATCCAGGTTCATTTAATTCTTCTAAATCCTCTGAAGGTTCCGGAGCTTCTTTAGCTTTACCTAATTTAGGTGAAGGTGTAACAAATTTAACATTTTCTTTATAATGATCTTGCATTTTTTTAGAAACTTTTTCTACTCCTTTTTTAGCTGCTTTAATCATTTTGCCAGCTTTAGTTTCTTCGTATCCTTCTTTTTCAAGTTTTGTTTCTCTTGCTTCTTCTTTTAAAGATTCTGCTTCCTCATGCATATCTGACATATCTTCTGCTGAAGATGTAACTTCTCCACCAACTGAATAACCTGTTCTTGATAATGCTCTTCCAAAACCTCTTTTTGCTATTCCAACTCCTCTAGCCATTATCTTTTGCCCTTCATCATTTTGCCTTTTTTCTTTTCAGACATTTTAGCAGTTAACATATCTGCTTTTTTAATCATTCCACCTTTTTTCTTAATAACACCTCTACCTTTTAAAACATCTTTAAAAGTTACTTTTCCATCTCCAGTTAAATCAGGAAATGCTTTACCACCTTTTTTAAATTCTTGTCTTTGAATTTTAGCGATACCTGTTCCTCTCATTTGTTTTCCTAGTCCAGCCATTTTATTCTCCTATCCGTTTTCTTGTTCTTTATTTGCCGGTCTATTTGCCATAGTGCGCGCCACCGATTCTGCGCTTCTTCCTACAACATATCCACCAAGACCTATTTGTAATAATGTCCAAACATCACCTGGCAAAGTTATAGTTATTGAAGCTTTAAAAAAAAATAAGATAACAGGTCCTAATACATAATTCCATATTAAAATAAATATTAAAACATACATTAATAATGGTCTCCAACTAGATGCAAACCATCCAGCTTTTGCTTCTGCTTCAATAATTTTAGCAGCTGCAGTTAATTCTTGTGTATGAGATTGCATCAATTGCGTTTGCATTTGTGCTTTTAATTTTTCTTGTAAATCTTTATCTGGAACTGATTTTTCAATTGTAGAAAAAAGAATTTTTGCTAAAGGTGCTACAGCATTTAATACTGGTAACATGGCTTAATACCACTTAGCTGATCTTTTTTTCTCTGGAAGTATATTTCCTTGGCCTTGAACTACATCAGTTTGAGTTTCATTTGGTTTTGACATTTCAACATCAACTCCACCAACTAAATATCCATCTGAATTAGTAAATTTAGAATGATTTACTTGTTTAGATTGACCAATTTTTTTATTTTTGTTTTTCATATGATTAATATACCCTATTTTTTGTATCTTTCACTATCTTTTTTTAGTTGAGCAGCCAAAATAGTCTTTTCTAATGATGTATTTGCTCTTAATTTAGCTAAATCTTCATTTTGTTTAAGCTTTTGAACGTCTGTTGACTGATTCATCATAGTTTTCATCTTATCAAGATTGATTCTTTCTTGATTATCACGTTCTTTAGATGCATTTTCTTGTGCTCTAAGGTCTAATTCTCTAGATCTTAACATTGCAATTGGATCATTATCAATAAGTGATGTAATTTTGTTTTCTTCAGACATAAATTCTTCCATTGCTTCAGAAATAATTTGAGCTTTTCTAGATTCAATTTTCTGTTGCATGTTTTGTACCATTGCTTGTGTCTGTGGATTCTGTTGAGCTTGTGGATTTTGAGTTAATTGAGCTACTTGAGCAATTTCATTTCTAAATTCAAGTTCAACTTGTTCTTGACCCATTAAAGATATGTGTTCAAAAACATTTTTTTCTAATGCAGCCATAATCACTGGAGCATTTTTTGCAAGATTAGTTGACATGAAACTTAAATGAGAAGTTATATGCGCTCTATGATCTTGTCCTGGGAAAGCTTGGAATGGTTTCCCTGCGAGAGCATCTACATGTTCCAACGCAGGGTCCTTTGGTGTGGGTTGATCTGGTTTATTTAAAATTCTATCAATATCTCTTACACCTAATGCTGAATACATATTTCTGTAAACTTCATACATGTTATGAATTCCAGGATTAGACATTGCAAGTTGCATTTCAGTTTGTGCAATAGATATTCTTTGTGTTTGTGAAAATATATTTGGATCAGCAACTGGAATGATATCTACTTTATCATCAAAGTCGGCTTGTTTAATTGTTCTTGCTCCACCAACAACATCATATGGATATTCTGGTGGTAAATATAATTTAAATACATTTGCTAATAACTTAAATTCCTCCTTCATTGAGGCATAAATTCTTTTGTGAATTGCAGACATTGTTCTGCTCCCTCTTTCCAGCAAAGCCACGGTCGTGCCCACTGCTGCTTGCTGATTCCCATCCCCTACTTGCATGTCCGCTATCGAAGCAAAGCGCTGACCTGCTTGAACCACGACCCCCATTAATGCTAATAAAGTTTGTGACGGTTCCTTGTATGGTAAAGTCATAAATGCATCTCTTAAATTTCCTCCAGGTGCATCTACATCTCTCCATTCACCAGGTTGAATAGATTGAGCATCGTCTCTAATTCTAATTCCTCGTTGTTTGAATCCTGCAGGTAAATTAGATAATGTTCCTGCATCTAATAATTGTCTTAATGCTTGAGTTGCAGTTCTTGATAAACCACCAATCATTTGAATTAAACCATTACCATAGAAACCAAATCCCGGTAAAAATTTAAAGTGTACAAAATATTGTATTTTTTGTTTTTTAGGATCAGTTTCAGAAAAATTACGTCTAATAGATAAAACTTCTCTAGATCCTTCTTCAATAGTTACAATGTATGGTAATTTAATTCCTGTGGGCTCACCATTTGAATCTTTATCTTCAAAACCTTCTAAATCTAAATTAACATGACATTCATATAAAGTGAAAACATCTTCAGTCTGACCGCTCATAGTCACACCTTCTAATTGTCTTTCTTTAGATCTAACATCATCATCTTGAGTTAATTCATCAGAAGCTTTTAATTCTATATCTCTGTAAAAACCTGCGACTTGTTGTTTTCTTAATTCGTTTTCTGAAATTTTAATAACATGAATAACTGAATCTGCTTCTTCTAAACTGTTTGCAGTGTATGGAACAATAATATCTTGAGCTTGAATAAATTTAGAAACAGCTC